CTAGTGGTGGCACTTATGTGTACGCTTGCTTTGGAGAAAACCCATTTAAATTTGCTAACGCAAGATGAGTAATAAAGGAAAAGACATGTCATTCAGACAAGACGAAATCAGACCCGATGACCAGTATTACTGGGTCACACAAAACCAAGACGGCTCTTACACAGGTGTTCCAAAAGCCTTGGAAGACAAAGAGGAGTCTGACGAAAACGGCAACCCTATGTACGTCAAGGTGCTAGGCACAGTAGACGGCAAGCCTGCGATGGTTGACTCTACAGAACGCTTGATTACCAAGGGCTTAAAGTCAGTATGGATTGCCAAGGTAAAACATAATACAAACATGACGCTTGCGCCTACTGACTGGTATGTCATACGCAAGGATGAAAGAAGTATAGATATTCCTGCTGATGTAGCAACCTATCGTGCAAATGTGATTGCATGGGCTACGGCAACAGAGGCATCTATCACAGCAGTAACTACTGTTGAACAACTAAAAGAGATTAACTTGGGAGTATCAATCTAATGGCACACTTTGCAAAAATTGAGAATGGCGTTGTAGTCCAAGTCGTAGTGGCTGAAGAGGCGTTCATTCAAACTGGCGCACTTGGTGACCCTGCAAACTTCGTACAGACCTCGTACAACACCCGTGGCGGTGTCCACTATGGTCAAGATGGAAACCCAAGCGGTCGTGAGCAACTGCGTAAGAACTACGCTGGTATTGGTTACACCTATGACTCTGGTCGTGATGCCTTTATCCCTCCACAGCCCTATCCATCATGGACTATGAGCGAAGACACTTGTCTATGGAATGCTCCTGTGGCTATGCCTACAACTGGCGGCCCATTCACATGGAATGAAACCAATCAATCTTGGGACGCTGTAACTGTTTAAGGGTGCACATGGATAAACTGCAGATTTCTACTCAACTCTTAAATCAGATCATGGGCTATCTTGGTACTCGTCCGTACCAAGAAGTTTTTCAGCTGATTGATGCCATTCAAAAAGAAGCCAAAGAACAACCAGTCCCTGAAATCACGAATGAGTGATATAGAAAAGGAATTTGCTGTGCATGAAGCTATTTGCGCTGAACGTTACCGCATGATCCAAGATCGATTGGACAACGGCAAAGAGCGTATGCAACGGATGGAATACATACTGTACATAGTGATTGTTGCAGTACTGTTCGGCCCTGGCGTTGCTGGTGAATTTGTTAAGAAGCTTTTAGGCATCTAATAATGTGGATCCCTTCTCCTTACTCATGGCGGCGCAAGCCGCTGTTGGTTTTATTAAGCAGGGATGTTCTATGCTCCATGAGGGGCGTATGGAACTTGAGGGCGCAAAGAAGACGGTCGAACAAGTTATCGGAGATGTCAAGGCAATCAAAGGCATTTTTGATTGGTTCATTGGTTTATTCGTTAGTAAACCAGCCAAGCCAGAAGCCAAGCCTGTGGCGCAAAAGAAAGCCAAAGCCACAACCAAACAACAGCAGTCTTACGAAGAACTTGAACTTAAGCTCATCAGTGAGATCGGGGCAAACCTCGGTGTCCTCTTTGACACACAGCAAGAAATTACAAACTACTACCTTGAACTAGAAGAAACGAGCAAAACCAATTACGACCCTGCACAGAATACATCAAAGAAAGCTATAGAACGAGCTTTGATTGAGTTGCAGATGGAGAAGTTGATGGAGCAAACAAGGGAAGCAATGGTCTATGCTCCGCCGGAGCTGAAAGATCTATACAGCCGGTTCTTAGTAATGCATGGCAAAATTGAGCGTGAACAGGAGTGGGCTAGGTCAGAGATGATTCGTAGGGCTAGGTTGTCAAGGTGGAAAAAAGAACAAGACGAGATTGAGCTAATTCAATTAACAAGTGGAGTAATTGCCGTGATGTTCATATCTTTAATCTTTGGGTGGCTAATGTGGCAACTACGAAGCTTGTCTGGTGGGTATTGATAGGGGTTGCCATATGCATCATTGTTGCAGCAACTTCGATGGCATACGTGGAAACTCTGTACATGAAAGCCCACGTCAAGAGAGCCGAAGCAAGAGTTGAAAAGAAACTTGCTGAGATGGAAAAGCTTAAACGTGAACTTAAGGAAAGCAAATGAATGAACTACTCGGTCTTCTCAAGGGTATCGCACCCACGTTGGCAACTGCTGTCGCTGGTCCTCTGGGTGGCGCTGCTGTTACCGCTCTGGCTAATAAGTTTGGCGTGTCTGATTCCGTCGATGCTGTTGCTAAAGCTATTGCGGGCGACCCAAAAGCGGCTGAAAAGCTGGCTGAAATGGAACTAGAGTTTACAAAAGTGGTCATTGACGGCCAGAAGAATGAAGACAATAACATCACAGACCGTTGGAAGTCAGACAATCAGTCCGATGGCTGGCTAAACAAGAACATACGCCCAGCCACATTAGTGTATCTCCTATCAACTTACAACTTGTTTGCTCTGATGTCTGCATTTGGTCATCAAGTTAACGAATCTTATGTCAATCTGCTCGGTCAGTGGGGTATGCTGGTAATGACAGCTTACTTCGGCGGCAAGACGATTGAGAACATCATGGCTATTAAGGGGAGTAAGAAATGAACCTTTCAGCACACTTCACACTTGATGAGTTAACCCATACCGACCATAGAGAACTGGACAATACGCCTAATGAACAAGAGCTTGCGAATCTTAATCGCCTTGCAGCGTTTCTTGAAGAAGTTAAAACAGTCCTCGGCGGCAAACCGATTATGGTGAACTCTGCATTTCGGTCAAAAGCCGTAAATGATGCCGTCGGCAGTAAAGACACAAGCCAACACAGAGTCGGTTGTGCGGCCGATCTAAGAGTACCCGGCATGACACCAGATGAGGTCGTGAAAGCCGTAATTGCATCAGGTATAGGTTACGACCAAGTCATACGAGAATTTGATCGGTGGACACATGTGTCAATCCCTAATGCAGCCAGCGGCACACCTCGTCGGCAAGCTTTAATTATTGATAAGCAAGGTACTAGAGTGTATGCTTAAGCCATATAATCGTGTTAGCATAAAGGACGCCACTGTATGACTACTGCATCGGTAATGACATATGACAGCTTAGTCTTTGATATACAGCAGTATTTAGAGCGTACAGACTCAGCAACACTCACACAAATCCCTAGATTCATCATGCTATGTGAGCAAACGCTTGCAGCAGACTTAAAGTTTCTAGGCAATTTAAACGTTGCCACAAGTGCAATGACTACAGGCAATCCAGTATTGGACAAACCTGTCCGTTGGCACAAAACTGTGTCGATGAACGTGACATCAGGCGGTGTTAGAACGCCTGTCTATTTGCGTAAATATGAGTATCTTCGTGAGTACTGGCCTGATAGCACACAGACTGATTTGCCTTTGTACTATTGTGACTATGACTACACACATTGGCTGGTAGCACCAACACCTGCATCTAACTACACGTTTGAAATTCTTTACTATGAGCGTGTACAACCGCTGGATAGTGCAAACCAAACAAACTGGTTCACTATCTATGCCCCTCAAGCATTGCTGTATGGCTCACTCTTACAAGCAATGCCATTCCTTAAGAATGACGAACGGCTACCAATGTGGCAAGCTCAGTATCAGCAAATTGTGTCGACATTGAAAGCCGAAGACGTAACTAGAATTGGAGACCGTCAATCAACGGTACTTGACACATGACCACATATAACAGCCCATTCACAGGCAACGTAATACAGCCAACTGATGTATCGTATGCTAGTCTAACGCTTACTACCGACACACAGCTATTTTGGTCTTTTGACGGTGACGGCACTGAGACATATGCTGCTCGTATTATGGAGGTGTCAACCAGCTCTACTACAAATGAGCTGTGGATGCCACCTGCCAATCAAGCATCAGTAGGCCAAGATGCACTAATTCGAAATGTCGGTGCTGTAGCTTTAACTGTTAAAGACTATGCAGGCACAAACACCATTGTCACAGTGGCCGCAGGTGAAGCGCAATATATCTATATTACGGCAAATTCGACCACAACAGGGACCTGGGGAATCATTGCATATGGCATCGGTTCATCAGGGGCTGATGCTGCTACTTTGGCTGGTTATGGCTTATTGGCAATAGGGCAAACACTAAATCAGTCACAGCCGGTCACTACATTCTCATCTAACTACACCGTCCTATCGTCGGACAGGTCAAACACATATGTGTGGACAGGCGGCGCAGGAACAATGACTTTGTCTAGTGCTACAACACTAGGCGACAACTGGTTTATGTTCTTACGGAATAGCGGCACAGGCGCTCTTACCGTTGCAGGATCAGGCGGCGATACGATTAACGGTTCAGCATCGCTAATTTTCCAACCGTCTGACTCAGCAATTATTGTATGTAGTGGCACTACGTTCTATACAGTAGGCTTAGGCAAGTCAACACAGTTTGCATTTACACAACTAACAAAAGCAGTAACTTCAGGCACTTACACATTAACTTCAACAGAAGCATCTAATGTCATTCAAAAGTATACTGGAACGCTAACTGGCAATGTGACTGTGATTGTGCCACAGACGGTGCAAGTCTACTATGTGCAAAATGCAACAACAGCAGGCGCATATACGCTTACTATTAGTACAGGCGTAGGTGGTGCATCTACTGCAACAGTTGCGGCAGGTAATCAAGCCACGTTAATTTGCGATTCTGTAAACTTGCTAAATGCAAACACAGTATTGGCAGGCTCTTCATCTATTAGTCTGATAAGCGGCACAGTGTCTAATCCTTCATTGAATTTTGCATCTGAACCGACAACAGGCGTTTACCGTGCAGCATCAGGTGAGTTTAACATTGCCATTCTTGGCGTATTGCGATCTACTTTATCTGCAACTGGCTTAGCAATTGTAGGCACTGGCAACTTTACTGGCGGCGTGTCAGGCGGGGTATTTACTTGACCAAAAAAGTTCTCACCATTGACACACAAGCTGGCATACAGCGTGACGGTACTATCTTTGACTTAAGCTTCTATACAGACGGTAAGTGGGTAAGGTTTCAAAGAAATAGACCTAGAAAAATTGGTGGGTATAGATCAATTACAAATGATGTGCTTGGCTATTCACGTGGCATCTATGTAAACTCAGTTGATGGCAATAACCAAGTCTTTAATGGCTATAACAACGGCCTTGAAGTCATTAACATCGATAATAATGGCGTAGGCTCAGGTGTTAGTGAGTTCACCTTTACCGGGTTAATTCTTACTGTAGGCACATTGGTTGGCGGTACTCTATATACGAACAATACGTATACAAATGTAACACTCACAGGCGGTAGTGGTTCAGGCGCTAAAGCAACGATCGTAGTGTCAGGCGGTTCGGTAACCTCGGTGACAATTACAACGCCTGGCAACGGCTATGTTGTAGGCAATACATTAAGCGCAACTGCTGCAAGTATCGGTGGCACAGGTAGTGGCTTTTCGATTAACGTTGCAACAATCAACGATGGGTTCACAGAAAGTGACTTGAACTTATGGCAGTTTGATTCATCATATGATGCACAAGGGACAGGTGATCAGCTATTGTTGGCACACCCAGGTTTAAATCTTGCACAAATTGATCAAACCGTGAACACGCCTGTTTTGGCTGGCAATATTGCAGGCACTACAATGTCGCCTCTTACAGATACATCAGGCACAACGCCTACCGGTGATGTTATTGAAGTCGCAGGCGGTGTGGTTGTCTTACATCCTTATGTGTTTGTATATGGTGACAATGGCTTAATCAAGAACTGTTCAGCAGGCAATCCGTATGACTGGAACAGTGCCGATGCCAACGAAACAAATGCAGCATCTACCAAGATTGTGAAAGGCTTGCCTGTTCGAGGCGGTTCTAATGCACCGTCAGGGTTGTTTTGGGCGCTTGATTCTTTAATTCGTGTGTCCTATGCACCAACCACCATTAACACCGGAGGTACTGCATCGACCATTTATTGGCGATATGATGTGATTTCTAGTCAATCATCTATCTTGTCATCAAGCAGTGTGATTGAGTATGACGGTATTTACTATTGGTGTGGCGTAGATCGATTCTTACTTTACAACGGTATTGTAAAAGAAATACAAAACACGTTTAATCAGAACTACTTTTTTGACAACTTAAACTACAATCAACGTCAAAAAGTATACGCGAATAAAGTGCCGCGGTTTGGCGAAATCTGGTGGTTCTATCCGTCTGGCGATTCTGAAGAGTGTAATGATGCAATCATCTACAACATTCGTGAAAATTGCTGGTACGATGCAGGTGGTGCACTAGGTGCATATAGAACGGCAGGATACTTTTCGCAAGTGTTTAAGTACCCTATCAATGCAGGTGCTGTATTAAGCACAGTGCAAGAAGTATTTTCATCTTCAATCACTACAACGAACACAAACCCTGCCATTGAAGTACCTATTACAAACCAGATTGCAGTAGGTCAGCTAGTAATAGGCACAGGCATTCCTACTGACTCTTTAATTTTGACAATTGTGCCTAGCGCTACTGCTGGTTATTTCACAGTCACGCTGAATAAGAATGCAACAGCATCAGGTACAGTGACTGCAACATTTAACACTACAGCAGGCCGAGTAACACTCTGGCAACATGAGGTGGGCACTGATGAAATCAATGACACCAATGTGAATGCTATTGAAAGCTATTTTGAGACATCCGATCTTGGTTGGGTCCAAGGCGGTCCGGCACAGACTGTTCCTGTAGGCGATAACTACTGGTTGCGAATTGAGCGTATTGAGCCTGACTTTATTCAAGAAGGCGATATGTCTGTGATTGTGACAGGCAGACCTTTTGCACAAGCTGAAGATGTTGATTCAGACCCATTCGTATTTACGCCTACAACAGGCAAGGTAGACATGAGAGAGCAACGGCGTGAAATTCGTCTTCGCTTTATTAGCAATGTGCAAGGCGGTAACTACCAGATGGGTAAAGTATTGCTTGATGCCACAATCGGCGATGTTCGCCCTTACGGAGGCTAACATGGCACTTGCAGTTGTGTACGACCCTCGTTATCATGACTTTCAATCATGGGCATCGCTTATGTGCGAAGCATACGCCGGACAACAACTATGCATACCAAATGATCTTACAGACTGGAAAGAGTGGGCTGCAGGATTAAAAGCAATCGATGTATTTACTAATGAAGGTATACCTGGGCCTTATGTGTTTGATGACTGGCAAGACTGGGCACAAGCATTAGTAGGGGCAGTGAACCAGCCAACTGAAGTTGAAACACTATGACACCTGAAGAAATCATTACAAAAGACGCCACAAAAAGAGGTCTTGACCCTGCTCAGTCTGTTAATAATATTGCTGCTCTTATTCAAAAGCATAGCGCAACTTTATTGCACCATGGCGACTCATTGTTGCTTTTACGAGGCATAGGTAAAAAATCTGTTGAGCTTCATCTATTTACAGAAGACAGCCCACTTTCATTGCTAAAAGCGTTAAAAGTCTTTATAAAGAATATTCGTCATTCCAGCCTTGATAAAGTGTATGGCAATGCCGATAATGAAGGCATCATAAGGCTATTACAGAAAGCAGGCGTCGACATATTGCCATCAGATTTACCACAATACAACTGGATGGCTAAAGTATGAGATATCACAGCTTCTATGAGATACCTGACTTACCGATAGATGCGTTTAAGCATATTGGTGATAGAAAGATTCGGCCACAAGGCGGCGGCAGTATTCCTGTTGTTAGTGACATTGTTGATGCAGGTGGCGATCTTGTTAATAGTGCTGCAAATGCAGTCTCTGATGAAATAATTGAGCCTGTTGTAAAAGCAGTTGACAATACTGCAAATGCAGTCTCTGATGAAATAATTGACCCTGTTGTAAAAGCAGTTGACAACACTGCAAAAGCATTTGAAGAAGATCCAGTAGGCACATCTTTAAAGATAGCAGCTGCGGCATCAGGCAATCCTGCGTATGTGATGGCAGCTAATACTGCCGTTGCAGTTGCAAATGGCGCAGATATTAATGATGCTTTAGAGTCAGGCGCTAAAGCAGGTGCTACAAGTTGGGCTGTAAACAATATTGCTGAAACCGTTAGCACACCTGGCGTAGGCGATGTACGCGGCCCTGACAATATCGATGTAGGTGGTGGCTTTAATCCTGCCACTGGCGCATCTTCTACTGTAATACCTGTACCACCGAAACTTACGACTGAAGGAAAGATTGCAGGCAATACTGCAGGCAATATCATTAGAGGTCAAGACCCTCTGACCGCTTTGATGAATGGCGGCATATCAGCAGGTACTCCATCAATCACAGCACAGATTCCTGGCTATGACAGTTTAACAAAAGCACAACAAGCAATTGTTAACAACACTGTGTCTACTGCATTAAGAGGCGGTGACCCATCACAAGCATTAGTTGATAGTGCATTGATGGCAGGCATTAAAGAAGCTAAAGCTCAGTATAAAGAATCAACCCCAGGCGCACTTCCTGGCGGCACACAAGTGGCTTCAACTGATGGTGCACTACCGACAGTTGAAGTATCTGGTGCACCTATCTTTGCTGAAAGCTCATCCGCAGGAACAGTAAAAGCACCGTTTGGTTATGACTTAATGCCTGCATCAATGTCTGATCAGAGGCCTGAAGGTGCTTACTATGATCAGTATCAGAATGCTTGGTTTATGCCTAATCAAGCAGCGACGGACCTTCAGACGCAATTGCAGAATCAGCCAATGCCTGAGGTTACAACAATACCTGATGTAACGACTGCCGACACTGCGGATACCGGTGCATTGCCATCAACGCCAATAGTAGAACCGAATGTACAACCGTCGACAGGCGCTTTACCAACTACTGAAATGCCTGAAGTTGCAGTAACTGCACCTCAAGAAACAGGCACTGAAATGCCTGAAGTTGTAGTCACTGCACCTCGTGATCCATATACAGGCGACATTCAGTTAGACCTAAGCGGTAAACCGACCACTACACCAGTAGCAACGCCTACTGCGAGTGTCGGTACATCGGCGCCTACGTCAGGTCTGTCACAGACTATCACAAGCGGATCGAACGTAGGACAAACAACAGCTGCTACCCCGTCATTAGGTGCATTACCTACTGCACCAAACCCAACAATGTTGGCAGCAGCACCTTTGGAGAAGCAAAACATGGTCTTAGGCGAACTTACACAGTTATACCCACAATTAGCAAATATAGATCCTCGGCTATTACAAGTTCTATCCGGCAAATCTAAGCCGGCTAGCTACTACAACTATGGTGCAGGCAGTGGCGGCTCAACTCCGCTGATGAATGCCGGCACAGGTGCTGCTCCATCATCAGGTATGCCGTTCAAAACATCAGGCACATCTAGCAATACGGCAGGTCTAACTTCTGCAACCGGTTCTGGTGCACTGTCCCGGGCTGGCTTAAGCATGCTGGATAGCAATCAGACAATCTCAGGCTTTGCCAAAGGTGGTCTAGCTGAGCACAATCCAGAGTTCATTACCGGAGCCACTGGTCACCATGTGAAGGGTGAAGGTGATGGACAGTCTGACAGTATTCCAGCTATGCTAGCTGACGGTGAGTATGTGTTCGATGCCGACACAGTTGCCGCACTTGGTAACGGCTCAAATGATGCAGGCGCAAGGATACTGGATAAAATGCGAGAAAACATACGTAAACACAAACGATCAGCACCAGCGGGAAAGATTCCGCCTAAAGCCAAGTCGCCCCTTGAATACATGAAAGGTTAATCATGGCACTTACACAAGGCAGTCCATTACCGAATATTACGACCACACAAGGTCAAACAACTACAGCGCCTAGCTGGTATACTGATTACTTAAGTAATTTAGCAGGCAATGTAACCAGCCAAACTACTGGACCAAATGCGGCTCAGTATGTTGGTGCACAACCACTACAACAGCAAGCATTCCAAGCAGCTGGCGCACTTCCTGGCACATACCAACCTACGGTACAACAAGCAACTGGATTAGCATCTAGTGTAGGCAATGCCGATGTAGCAGGTAATGTTAGTAAGTACATGACGCCATACACCGAGAATGTGGTGAATGCACTTGGTGATCTAGGTAAGCGAAATATCAATCAGTTCTTGGCACCTGCAGCAACTTCAGGCGCTGTTGGTGCTGGTCAGTTCGGTTCAAAGCGTGGTGCCGAGGTACTAGGTCAAGCCATTAACACCGGGTTGCAGAACCTCAATCTGAACCAGGCGCAAGCACTTCAAACCGGATATACCCAAGCACTAAGTGCGGCCCAACAAGAACAGGCGAACAAGCTTGGTGCGGCATCACAACTAGGTAACTTGGCCACTACTGGACAGAACTTAAGCTTGGCTGACATCAATGCATTGTCTACCATGGGTGGTCAACAACAAACAATTGCACAAAATGAGCAGTTATTTCCGCTACAAACACTAAACACTGGTGCAGCTGCTTTACGCGGTTATCAAGTTCCAACATCAGTCAATTCGACATACACTGGGCCGATTCCCGGTGCTTATTCAGCATCGCCATTACAACAAATTGCTGGTATTGGTGCATTGCTATCTGGTGCAAGCACATCAGCATCTGGTCAACCTACATCGTTTGGTAATTGGCTTGGCACGCAACTAGGTAAAGCAGGTAGCGGCATTAGCGATCTGTTTAGTGGTTCACCTTATTCAACAACGCCTGATAGTGGGTTTAACATTGGTGATACGCCTGCCCCAGAAACACAAATTGGCGGAGATACTTTAGATGACTATGGCAATCCGCTGTACACATAAGGAATAAACCATGGCATTACCTACAACAGTTCCAGCAGCACCTTCTATGCTAGGTGCTGATGATGCAGCAAAGAAAGAATATTTTCAAGCGCTACAAAAGACGTTAGATGCATTAGAAATGAGGGCAAATCGCGGCCCTAATATGTATCAAGTAGCAGGTGAACTATTTAATCCAGGTCGTACAGGTAGCGCAGGTGAAGCGGTTGGTAGAGTGGCAAATGTTGTTGGCGCACAGCAAGAACGTCAGCAAGAAGCTGAAATTCCATTGTCACAGATGAAGATGCAGATTGCCGGTCAGAAGTATGAGATTGAGAACCAGTCAAAAGCTCTTAAGATCATGGCTAACACATTAGGCATGACTGAGCCACAAGTTGCACAAAGCTTACAGACCGGCTCATTCCCGCCTGGGTCTGCAGTTAAGTTGGCACAGATATACCCTATTGTGTCGCAATTGTCGCCTAAAGTTGGTGAGATTGTAAAGAACACGTTTGGCATGCAAAAAGACTTAGCCGGAATGGCCGTAGAAGACTTTAAAGCTAACATGTCACAAGCAGATCTTATTGCTAAATACGGTAAAGGCGTTCTTGATCTTATCCCTGGCGGTGGTAGAACTACACCAACTCCAATGGCGCCTGCTCCTGCACCAGCCGCACCAGTATCTACAGCACCTACAGCCACTACGCCAACTGCAGCGGCACCTGTCACTACACCTCCTGTATCAACAGTATCGCCAATAAGTGCAATTCCTGTTGACAAGATGAAGCAAGCGCTTGTTGACAATGCTATGGCTAAGAGTTCTGCATCTGCAGCAGGTGCATCAGTGCCTGTACCACCACCGCCTAAGCCTACAATGTTAGGTAGTCCAGATATTGCACCAATGCCTAGTGTTCAGAATGCTCGTACAGGCACAGTGCCTGACATTAAGATGGCACAGAATGTGGCAAGTTCACTAAACCCAACGGTTGAATCTGATCTTTCTAAGCTACCATTGGCAGCACAATCGGCAGTGACTGAAACACGTGTTAAAGAAGCTGATAAGCCATGGGTTGCTAAGCGTGATGAGATCATTAACTACACACCACAGCTTCTAGAGCAATCAAACTCTAATCTACGAAATCTTGATATGCTTGCAACTAAGCACCCTGATGTGTTTGCACTAATGCAAAAACAAGGTGTGATTGCAGGCCTTGCAAGAGTTGCTCAAGAAGGCGCACAACTGCAAGTAGGCGACTACAGTGTAAGAGCAGGCTTACCTGTTCAGCAATTCTTAGAAACGGTGAAATTACCGCCTGAGAAGCAACAAATTGCTCGTGATATTAACCGCATTCTGGCATCTGAGTTCTTATCCAACGTAAAAGCCAACAAGGGCTTGCTAGGCATAAACCCAACAGACAATGATGCAAGACTGTTGGGGGCGCCTATGGCAACAATTCAAGATTCATCTAAGGCTGTACAGTTATGGGCAAGAAATCAGTTGCTACTGAATAAGCAACGTGGATCGTTATTTGATGCATACCAAGAGCATCTTGACAAGACAGGACCAACCGCACCGCCTGCAAGTTTCTTTAGACGTAATAGCCTGTATGACAAAATCAACAAAGATTATTCTGACTATCGTACACAGCTATTCAAGCAGTTCAACCCTTAAGAGGTTTCTATGGACATAAAAGAATTAGATCCGTTATTTAGAACACCTCCTGGTCAAGCTGCATCTGATGCATCAACAGGTTCAGACTTATCGGCACTAGATCCGATCTTTAGCAACCCTATTGGTACTACTTCTGCTGATACGCCTACAACTGCTACAACGCCTGATAAAGGTTCTGTGTTTGGGTTGCCAAAGAACGAAGAACGTGGGTTAGCCGCTGCTACAGGTGCTATTGCAGGACCTTCAATACAAAAAGTTGCAACCGCTGCATTTCCGTCTAAAGAAGCAAGACAAGCCGAAGCATTAAAGAAGATGCAAGAAGCTGCTAAGTTGGAAGCCACAAAACAAGAGTTCATTAAGCAAGAACTTATGAAGCGTGGCATTAACCCTGCAGACTTGGATTCAGCAGCATCTAAGTCGGCAGGCACTAAGTGGATTCAGAACTGGGCAGGCCAAGACAAGACAATTGCAGGTGGTGTACCAGAAGCTGCTCAAGCATATCAACGTGGCAAAGCACAAGGGCCTATTAGCTCACGGTATGAGAAGCGGTTTGGTATGTCACCAAGAGAACCTGGCATGCCTGTTCAGTCTACTGTTGATCGTCTGCTTGAAAATGCACGAACAGCTGAAGAAACAGCAGCAAAGACCGCACAAGCCACACAACAAGCAGAAACAGCAGCGGCAGCCAAAATGGCACAAGCCACACCCGGACCACTGTCACGTATGGGCACAGTGTTAAAAGCACCTTTTACAACAGGCGCATTAGGCGGTGCTGGTGCAGGTCTTAGCTTCTATGAAGCATATGACCGCTACATGAAAGGTGACCATTCAGGCGCCGTCATTGCAGCACTTGGTGGTGTAGGCGGCTTGATGACTATGGTTCCTGGTCTACAAGCACCTGGTTTAGCATTAGGCCTAGGTTCTATTCCACTACAGTATGCCAATGAGTACATCAAAGGCAATAGTGGGCAGCAACCTATGCCTGCTGCTCGTTAATTATCTCAACAACCTTCTTAAGCATTGATGCTTGTAGTTGTTTGACATCGGTGACTGATAGACTGGTGTCATCATCAAAGTCTTCACTCATACCGATCTGAAGTTCAGTGAGAATGGCTTGAACGCACTTTGTTTTTGTCAAGATGCTGCCAGTATGAAATGCCTCGATCCACACATCATAGCTGTTGGATTGCATGGCTTCATTGCCGGTGTGCTTTAAAAGTTCGACCCACTCATCATAAGTCTTTTTAATAGTATCTTCTTTCATAGCTCTTGTCCTTTCGTATTAAGCCACATTCTTAGGGTTGACATACCACCATCAATCAGCACATGTTGTGGATATGCTTGGTACTTGTGGTACAACGGGTGGTTGATAAAGTTCTTCATTAGTAAATAAGCATTGGCTGAAGGAGGTTCCATCCCCATAGCACGATCGGTATCAATGCATTTAATGTCATAGCGGTCCTGAAATTCTCTTGTGATTGAGTGTACTTGGTCACCTAGCAAGCCGATGATCACAACCCTAGGCTTAAATGAGCCAGTGGCTGCATATGTTGGGTTATGCTTCTCCACCTTAAACTCATGCTCTAGCTCTTTTATAGCCACTTTTACATGCTGCTTGAAGGTCTCCGCGACTTGCTTAGCCAATGCGTTGATTAGACTATCCAAGGAAGCACTGTGATCAAGCACAGATGTAGGCACAGGCATAGGTTCTTCAACTACAGGTGCTTGTATAAGCACTGGTGCCGTCTTAACTGGCACAACATTGGCGGCACGGTGCTTAACCTCTTTAACAAGGTCAACACAATAGCCACGTGAGACCAGTGGCCGTCTACGGTCAGGCACTATGACTTGCTGTTGTGCTTGTCGTAGCGCTTCCATGATGTTATAGCCGCCAGTATGCATAAGCTGCGTGGCTTTGCTAAGTACCAGTTCACGCTCTCTGTCTGTCCATCTGATTTTTGTGTTCATGATTTTTCCTGATTAGTTGTTTAAATGTTTTGTGTTTAGAAAGAAAGAATTTATAGTGCCGTACACTTCTATTGAGTGCTTGTTTTTTCACTTCATACAGGATACAGACATCTACCTGCTTTTCAAGCTCGACTACAACTAGCTCTAAAGTGGCAAATGTCTTTTGTCTCCAGTTTGGATAGGCAAGTTTGAAATCCTTAAAGACGGCTTTCCTATCTCTTTTAGCTATTTGTCTCAAATCATTCAGCATGGCTATCCATGTTTTCATTAGAAGTACCTCTTTTCGATAGCATCGATTTGTTTAAGCAAGTCTTCACGAATCTTTAGGTAGACCTCACCACCTGCAAACTCATCACGACCGATTGGATGGTAGAACTGTTCTTCACACCAGTCAAAGTTATCGTTCTTAGCATTTGGTGGGAAGATGTTTGTCTTACCTTTGGCCGATTGACGTTGGTAAAACTGATCCGGCTTACGGAAGTCCACCAATCCTTTAAGGAACGGATACTTCTTGAGAATCTCCAGCCATAGCTTCATGGCAATGATGTTGTCTACCGTTGTCTGTATCTGTTCATCGCCTCGCATGATGCAGTAACCAATAAGATCTTTAATTGTGCAGCGTACCATATAAAAATGCTCAAAGTTCCTAGGCATAACAGTACGGGCATCAAGACCATGAACCAAACCGCTATCAAGCATATCCACGTAGAGTCCACGAGCCATCTCTGTAATTTGTTTGTATCGATCATAGAAGTCCTTATTGGCCATAATCCCGGGTTTTACTACAACACGGTCATCACGCATATCGCGATCACCATGCACCTGTGCCGCAAAACTAAACAGACGGTGTCTGATTAGGTGCGTTGTGTCTACCATATCCATACCATTAACCGACCAAGTAATGTTAATCGTTTCCATGGCAGTAGGTAGCAGTTCATACCGGAATAGCTCATCAATAGTCTGACTGATGGCGTCCTCAGGGAAATCCCATTCAATCTTGTCATTCCATGTATTCATTAAGAAGACCGAGATAGTCTTACGGAACTCTGGAATGGTTGGGGCATGGACGATCTGTACGTCTATGTTCTCCAACTGATTGACAAACTCGATAGACTTTACAGCTTGACCGAATTTAAGCTTTGTGTGCATCTGTTGAAGATGCGGCATTTGTTCTTTTCTGACCTTTGGCATTTTTCATTTCCTTTGTGAGTTGAATTTCTACTAACCGAGCATAACCTGCAATGTCTGTCCAGCTGTCCATATGCCTAGGGGATACGGCCAACCGAGAAAGTTTCATGGCAATCTTTGAGAGATAAATAACATAGACAGGATCCATTTCTTGCTTATGTTGCTTGCGATACCTGTCCTTTATATTTTCAAGGATAACAGCTTCTAATGAGACACCCTCAAAAAAATCACCATACACCTCGCCTCTCTGTTCTAAAACTTGATCTGTCGTTTTCATGGCAGCACCTTGTAAGGTTCAAGTTTTTCCTCAAGTTCCGCTAACCGTTTACCACTGTTTTCAAAGACATCGACCATATAGCCGTTGTTGCCTAGCCCCATCTCATTTGATGAATACTGTAGGCATTGCAAAGCATCGGCATAATGAACCACTAATGCTTCTGGCGATCCATCATGGTACATAGCACAATATTCTCTGACCTGTTCAGGAAAGCCTTGCACAATATCGTGCTCTGCCTTTTTAAGTGCTTCGGCAACTACCGGAAAGTTCTTCTTGACCAGATGGTTTACATCAGAGATTTCCATTTCAGCCAGGTCATGGCATATGGCAATCTTGACTGCTTTGTCAACATCAAACTTATAGCTGCTTGATAGCATAAGTACGCCAAGGGCTACAAAGAAACTGTGTGTTGCCACACTCTCTTGGTGAACCACCGGCTTCATGCTATAACGTTTTGTATGCTCAAGCGTATAGCTTTGCATAAAGAAATCAAAGTCAGTGCTATTCATAGTCCATTTTCTCCTCGGACCAGTTCCTACGGATAAATGCGCCTACATCTTTGATTTCCTTGATTGCAAGGTCTAGTTGCTCATAGCTACGAACTACGGAACCTGATGCTGCCAATACAAGATTGAATTTTTGACCAGGTAAGCCACCAAGCCAGACATATATCAATGGTATGCCTTTGGCATAACACCAACCGGCTTCAAACATGGTGCCAGGGTCTTTGCCGTCGGTAACGCATACACATATGTCGGTTTTGTTTAAGCCCATGATGTTTATTTCAAGGACTTCCTCAGGTGTTGTTTCGCCTTCTTTGTACATACATTCGTCTTTAGGGCTAAAGTATGTAAGGTTATTGTTATCCAATACACTCTTAATGGTTTCAACTATTTCAAGTTGGTCCGCATTAAAGAATGGTGATGCTATGTAGATGTATGGATCACTCATATTTTTCCTTTCAGTTGTTAAGTAAACAGTTGTATTGTACTATAGTTTTTATAAAGTAAACACTTACACTAATTTATTTCCTCTCTTTCTTTTACTTGTTTGGAATAGTCTCTTACTGCATTCATAAGAGCCTGCTGTGTTTTGTCTTTGCTGTTAATGGCTGACACAATGGCTTCATCAATCGTGTCTCTAGCAATGATCTGATGAACCACAATGTTATTCCTCTGACCTTGGCGCCAAAGCCTACGAATAAACTGGTCATAAACCTCCAATGACCATGTATTGCTAAACCAGATCACAGCGTGCCCACTACCTTGCAGGTTCAACCCATGACCTGCCGACTGTGGATGCGCAAATAAAACTGGTATGTCACCGGCATTCCATTTATCAATTACTTTCTGCATTTCTTTTGGCGTAACACCTGAACCAATGTAAGGTGCACTTGGCAAATACTTCTGTAACCGCTTTAGATCATGGTTGAAGTGATACCCCACAATGCAGGGTTTGCCATTCAGACCCTCGATCAACTCATCTAAAGCATCGATCTTTGTAGTATGAATAATTTTGTATTCATGGTCGGTGTCATCTAGGTAAATTGCGCCATTTGCTATTTGCTGACATTTACCGACAGCCACTGCAGCATTGGTAGCCGTGACTTGGTCACTTTCAAACTCAATCAACAGCTGACTTTCAAGCTCTTTGTAAAGCTTCTTGGCGGCTTCAGGTAAGTCTACATAAACCCGATTAAGCAGCAATTCTGGCATATCAAGATAGTCCTCTGCCTTCATACGGAGGACTTTGTCAGCCAGTAAGTTATAGATTTTGTCAGCTGAATCAGATTTCAGTGCCCATGTGTAACCGCCATAGCCAGTTTGGTAGAAGTAATTTGTCCGAAAATGTGTGATGAACCGACCAAAGGTAGCACCACGATCAATCACCAACTGTGGACCGAAGATGTCCATCAAACTATTCGGTGCAGGTGAACCAGTTAGCCCGAACCGACGCTTAAACTTGTCAAGGAATGGTGATAGGCACTTAAACCGCTCAGTCCGCGTGTTCCGTAAGTAACTGATCTCATCAACTACCAGTAGGTCGTATGGAAATGGCTTACCTGCCAAAGACTTTGACAACCACTGCAGTCCTTCGAAGTTAATCACATGTATATCTGCCTTGTCTGTTAAAGATCGGTCCTTCGTAGGCCCATGCAGTACACTGATCTTTATGTCAGCAAAGTTATCCCACTTCTTAATCTCTTCAGGCCATACAGCATAGGCCGGTCTAAGTGGTGCCACGATCAGTGCCTTCTTTACGGCACCTGCAGCTTTTAAGACTTTAAATGTTTCCAGTGTAATACTGGTTTTACCTAAGCCAGGATCTAGCCATAACTGGCCAGAACCGTGCTCAACTAAAAACTTTACAGCTTTCTTTTGATACTCATGCGGTTCCCAATACACGGTCAATCCCTTCTTTAGAATCTATAACGTAGACTTCATGCCCAAGTCTAAGTAGACTAATGTGATTTTTAGCTTGCAATGCAGATAGTTTTCCGCCTGGCCGCTTTAGTTCCACCCACAAGACCTGACCGTTTTCTATCGGCACAATCCGATCAGGCCAGCCTCGAGCAAACTTCACATGCAACTTCAGTGTCATTAGCTTTCGCTTCTTACACTGAGCCGTGAAATACTTTTCAAGATCACGTTCAAGTATAACTTTAGTTACCATTTGCAAGGACCACCATTGCTTTTACGGAAGTGGCAGAACTTACATAAGCCGGAAGGATTAGGTGCAAAGATCGAATCTTTACGGATCGTCTCTATTCTGCCTGAAATCAGTGTTTTTAAGTCTTCCAACTGATCACGAGTAAGTGGGTTATAGGTGGTTGTTTTCTTTAGGTCAAGGAACTCAATCACCAAGTTCACCTTCTTAATGTGCGGCTTAACAGCCAATATGACAGCGGCATACACAGTTACTTGGTCACTGTAATCTCTATCCTTGCCTGTCTTAAAGTCCAGCACAGTGGCCTCATCACCTTGCTCTATGTACAAGTCAATGATGCCCCTAAGCATTGCTGCCGGTGCTGTGTAGTCAACCGGATCCCAGCCATGATCAACAGCAAACTTAAGTTCTGATGCCGCCTTAAGCTTAATCCAGCCTTCCAGCTTATCAGCCATGTGCATCACAGGTTCAGATAACAGCATCAAACTGCCATTAAGTATGTTCTCTATTTCAGAGTGTATGGATGTTCCTCTTTCAGCGGCAGGACCAGAAGGCTCAGGTAGTCGATCTATTCGATTAAACTTATACCTGCTAGGACATTGCTCATAAAGCTTGACCGCCGAGTAAGAAAATGCCATTACTTCACCTCCGAGAAATTATTGCCGACTTTTGCTTCGGCGATTAAAGGAACATCTAACGTAAAAGCATGAATCATGCAATGTGCAAGTTTATCAGCTTCTCGTTGGACAACATCGGCCTTCACGGAAATAATCAACTCATCATGCAGTGACAATAGCAACCTGCCATCTTGCGCCACATTCCAATAATCGATCATCGCCTGCTTGGCCATATCAGCGCCACTGCCTTGAATCAGTGTATTTAGTGACTTAAAACCAAAGTTCATCAACTTACCATTGATCATCTTAGGCGGTTCACCTTTGACCAGTCTGCCACCAATGGTAGAGAATGGTGACCTAAGCTTGTACCTAGTCATCAGGTCATTGTTGACATTGTCTAAGCCAGGTGCCACTTCAGACTTGTACAAGTCGATCAACTGCTTGGCCTCATTGTAAGGAATGCCTAGCATTTCACTGATCTTCTTGGGGCCTGCACCATACAAAATACCGAATGACATTGTCTTTGCATAGTCACGAATGATTGGCCTACCGGCTTTTTCAGACATCAAGTTGGCTGCAAATGTGTGTAAGTCTGCATTCGGATCCTTACGATACTGCTCAGCTAACTTACCGTCCTCAAAGTGTGCGAACAACCGAAGCTCTTGTGCTTGAAAGTCCGCGGCCGCCATCAGATGGCCTTCATCTGGTAAGATAAATTCACGTACCTTTGGTATTACCAGCCCTTGTAACTCAACAGGCAGAGGGGTTTTAGGTCCTCGTGTCGGCATGGTCTGTAAAGTTGGCTTGGCTGACAATCTACCTGTGCGTGTGCCACCAATCTCACCTCTTACAGTGTTCCATTCAGTATAGATGCGGCCTGTAGTTGCCGACTGTTCTAACCAAGGCTCAATGTAAGTACCTGTTAGTTTTACAAGCACATCTCGGTGCCGTAGAACCGATGATAATTCACTATCGGTGATCATCACCTTTAGTGTGTCTTTGTCTGACAAGGGCGTACCTTTGTCACTCATCGGCCAAGACTTTGTGTCGTCATACACGCCTTTTTGCATGATGGCAGTCACAAGTTGCTGACCTGAGTTGTAGTTAATGTCAGCCACATCAAAGTATCTGGCAAGCCATACCTCACACATGGCAATATCAGCTTTAGCCTTTTCAAGGCATGCCTTCATACCTTCTGTGTCAACACGAATGCCAAGCTTACTGTTCTCTAGTAATACCGGCATCAATTGCATTTCACGTAAGTAAGCCTTTGGCATAGTGTCGCGTACTTCTTGTGTGAAGTCATACAAACCTGCTGTCAGCCGTACATCGGCCTCGGCATACTTACCTACCAAGTCAGCTGGCCCACGTGCAATGAATGCGCCTGCTTGCTTTGGCTTTTTACGAACAGCTTCTATATTCATAGTCAGCCATTCAAACAGCTCATCACGCTCCTCAGGCTGTACGTTTAGCCATTCCTTACACAACTCTTTTAGCGACAAACTACGTGCATATGGGTCATGCAAGAAAGCAAGCACTAAAGTATCGTGTGTACGCTCTGCCGGAAAGAATGGTATGTCAAACCTTTCATAGATGATCGCCATATCGAACATGGCATTATGAAAGCATACAGACCTGTTTGATGCCCAGATGTCTAAGAGCATTTGACGGACCGCATTAAAGTCCGTGTTGTTGTTTGTGTCGTGTGCAAATGAGAAGTAACCGGACTTAAACTGCCCAGTCCTGTCAAGTACTGCCAAGCCAACCGGCTTAGGTGGGTACTGTTCAGGACGTGGGCCGATTGCTTCCGACTCAAAGTCTAAGAAGATAGGATCGCTCATGCTAGCCTAGTGATTCCAAATATTCATGCGCAAGTGCATTGGCAATCCGCATAATATCGGTGTGATGCACATTGGAGTTAGCCGCCAATGAGATCATGAACTGAAGAATAAGCTCTTGTCTGGTCAGCATGTTAATACTTTCCTGACTTAGCCGCTGCTACCGGTGCATCAGCATCAATAGCATCTTCCTCAACACCGGCAGTCTCTACGGCTGCCAACAGTTCTTTATCACCACGTGCAATCAATGCCTTGACCACATCAAGGTTGTCAATAGCACGTACAAAGTCAAACTGTAGTTTGAACTGTGTCTTAGCATCAGGCACAACACTGATACGTGTGACCACGGCACTTAATGGCCGCTTGGTAGCACTGGCAATCTTTTGCAAGTAAGTAGCAAAGCCACGAACACTGGTTACCGGGGTACGTAAAGCAGCCACTTCACCAAGATTCACAGCCTCAACACTGTCAATGCTATCAGCTGTCATTACCAACAACCTACGCTTTTCAGCACAAGCCTTACCTTTACCACCATTGGTAGCACTGCCCCACTGATCTTTAGGGCAATTCATACACATCTCACTTTGCTTTTCAGTGGATGCGGCATTTGGCTTTAAGCCTGTCAATGTTGCACCAAGTGCAAAACATACTGGACCAGCAGGATTTGCTGGGTCATAACGTGCTGTGTAATACAAGCGCTCAACAGGTGAGCTCAGGATCACAACGTCCAAGCTGTTGCCAGCAATTGGGTTGTCACGGTAAGACAATGCACCGCCTTTGGTGCTTAAGAACACGGTACCTGCAGTACTACGTTCAGCCACCATGCCGGCACTTGCCAACTTCTCTAACTCGGACTCGAATACGGTCAACTGGTTTTGGGTTTTAGCCATTTAGAAACTCCTTATTTGCGTGATTTAGTAACAGAAATTCCCCATACCTCAGCAGTAGTAGACCCGGGGATGATCTCACCTGCTTCCCAACGATCGCGGAAAGCAGGGCTGCTAAGTCTTTTATGAAGTAAGTCAAAGCTGTTAGTCTTAGTGACATACCCATAAAATTCGTTCCAATCCGTAATGGTTGGATGTAGTTTTTTAGCCATCGTGACGGAATGGCCTGCATCAGATGCTGACTTGAATGTGCCAGCGGCTGACATTGCATGCATAATATCGGCTTCAAGTTGTGCAAGCTCTTTAGCCAACACACTATCTTGATCAGTTAAAGCTTTACGCTCAGCCTGTTTAGCCACCATTTGGTTAATTAGTTCACTTAGATTCATTGTCATTCTCCAGCCAATTTGGCGATAATGCGTGTACAGATATGTTGGCTTCATCGAACATGCTACGTGCTATTTCAAATGAATGTTCCCAACGTTGGTTGTGTGTCACCACGGTCACATGTGATGTGATACCGGATTGAATGATCATAGCCGCACATTCACTGCATGCATGCATTGGCCATGTGTAGATGGTGCAACCTTTAAGTGATTGCCTTGCAAAGAGTATAGCATTTCTCTCGGCGTGTAATGTCATAGACAACTTAAGGTCACGGTCATTAAGTCTTACCTGGCTATCCTCGACACCACGAGGAAAACCGTTAAAGCCAATGCTTACGATTTCATTGTCAGGATTTACTATGACCGCACCGCACTGTGTTGATGGATCTTTTGACCATGATGCCACATGTTGTGCAAGTTTTAAGTACCGGATCTTCCACTTAAGAGTATTAGACATAGTCATACTCCATCCAGTTAGGCCGTGAACCGGTGCCTTTGTAATAGGTACGTGCCCATGTGCTATCTTTGCTCATGTAATAACGGCGGTATGCCATTACTGTGTCATAGTGCTTAAACTCATCAGGCATACACTGTGGTGGGTTAGACCACTTGTTTGAATCAGCTATTGCTGACGGTGGATTCCACAATTCATTGATAAGTATTTGCTCACATGCATGCACTTTGCCATAACGGTTAGTGAATTCATCGCATAAGTTGCGAGTTAAATCACGTAACCAACGATAGTGCTCACCTGATTGGCGTACCCATACAGTAGATGGGTGATTTAAATGTGCTTGTTTGTAAGTCACATTGTGGCCATTGCCATGTACATGATGTGCGGTTGCCAGCATTTGGCAGGATTCCAAGATCATTTTGACCACATGTTTATCGCAATGCATACGAGCTGCTATGGCTGGCAGGTGGTGTAAGTAAAAGATGTTCATAAGTTTAGCCTTTAAGAAGTTAAGAATTTTAGTGTGTTTAACAAGTAAACAATTGCATTATACCGTGCTTTTTGGAAAGTACACATTTATTTTCTATTTTTTTCAAATAAAAGTAAAGCTATGTGTTCTTCAGGCCCAGTCCACCCTTCCGGCTTCATGGCGTCCTGCTGTGTGCCACGATTTGTGGCCCCTGGCACCTTTTGCATATTGCAGTCATGTACGATATCCAGAATCTGTGGTAAAGGCAGACCCATATGATGTGCACAGCCCATAGCCACATAGATCAGATCGGCGATGGCATCGGCAGCATCCACCAGATCATTCTTCTCATGAGCCTTTAACAGCTCGGACAGTTCCTCCATAAGGAACCGTGCATAGAAGCTGATGTGCCTTGGGCCTAATAGCTCTGGCTTATCAGATACAGGCAAGTTAAGTTTTTGTCGAAACTTCTTAACCTTTGCAAAAATGTCTTCATTCATGGTTCTTTTCCTTTAGCTTGTTTTCAACCGCCACCATTAGCCGCTGCTTTGATTTCCATACGATCATCAGTGCTTCACGGTCACTGTCTGTTAAGCCAACCCACTCATGTGTTTGTGGCTTTGTGTAAAGTGGAATTGCATCTTTGATCTTTTGTCTTTGTATGCCATCAACCCAGCTTACGTCTTGTCCGTCAGTAAATGCTATAGGAACCGGTTTGTTTATGACTAGGTTCTTATCCAAGGCATCGGCATAGCCTTGTTGGTATGAACTATCAAGTTCTTCTTGTATGACCTCCTTGACATTCTTATCCGGCTTCTTAGCAGTGTAGTAAGTGATGATGAATGGCTCAATAAAGAAAACAAAGATTAGCAGCCAAAAGATTATGCGTTCAAATCGTTTCATGCTTTCTTCTCCAGCTCATTTAGTCGTTCTTGTAAGCGATGAATACGTTGGCTGTTGTACTCAACTACACTACTAGCATACTCAAGTGATTGCTCAGCCTGCATCTTAGAAATGTATGCTTCACGCATTTCTTTGGCGATGATCTCTTCCAATGTGCGTGGTCGCAACATATCTTTGATAAAGGCAATGATTGTTTCTCGTTTAGTCATGTGTTCTTCTCCTTGAGTTTGGCTTCAATGCCTCTGAAAAATTCACGCCAAAAACTATCGGTCGGGTCTGATGCTTCCATTTTTTCAGCGCAATCTGCAATCTCCTCATCCGTCAGCCCAACCCATGTGCGCTGTGGTGGGGTGGTGTAGAGAGGAATTGGTTTATATACATTTGATGGCTTCTTCCATCTAAAGTATTTGTGACCTGTTGCATTTTCACAAAGGTATGCAATGGGCGCAGGCGTGGTTATAGAAATAGTGCCAGACTGTTTTGCTTCGGGTTGCTCTAATTCTTCGGCATAAACATCATCAAGCAATGCTTGCGCTACTGCTTGTCGTACCTTCATGGCATCCGTTATGTATCGCTCTGGCTGTGGTGGGGTTGGTGCATCATCCCAAGCCGCCATGTAAACAGATGCGGCATGACCTGCATATAGGCGCTCGTCATACCCTTCTGTTGAGCACTCATCCATTGCTTTAAGCATTGCATCGGTTGCATATTTTGGCATGAGTTTCCACGCCACAGGCTCTTGCTCTGGCTGTGCCAAGGCTTCTTTGACTGCATCACGGGCTATCTGCCACTTCATCAGGCTTGTTCGGTCTTCCAACGCCTCAAGCGCCAGTTCTAATGCTTGTCTCATGATTTCATGCTCCTTACATAAACCGCAAAGCTTGCTACTGTATCAGTGCCAAAAGGGAATACGAACTTGTCAATTGCTTTGGCAACTTCCTCAATCACTTCATTCCTAAGACTATTTGCACTCTCCAATGCAACAATCCGTTCCTGCAACTTAGCCACTTCCAAACACACAGTGCTGTACTCAGCAAATGTTGGTGCGGCATACAAAGGTATCTTGTAGTCACCATATTGCTCAGGATGGCAGTCATACACATTGCCTTGCTTATCCTTCATGCCATAAGCAACAGGCTCATCAATGTCACGCCTTTTACGCCACAATGAGCGTACATTTTCCTGCTTAATGCGTGACTCACGCTCTATACGATTAAATTCCTCGTCTTCTGGTGTCATAGCTGCTCCTTCTCTATTGGTACATCACGCCATTCACCACTTACTGTGGGATAAGTTACTTCCCACTCCCACCATTGTTGAAGAATTCGAACTAATTTCTTTTCTGCAACATTAGGGGTCTGAGGTTGAGATATGTACATTTCACGTTCAACAAATCGTAGTTTGCTTGTTGGTGTCATATCAACCCCCAGATCTTTAAGCAACCTAGCGTTGTAAACAATGCACCTGTAAACAATGCGTATGTTCTATGCATGTGTGGTGCTAACCACACGGCACCGAGAATGATCACAAACTGTGTGTCGGTCATTTCATGGCCTCCTCAAACTCGTACATTTGCTCTTCGATCATTGCCTTTTTATCTTCAGCATACAAGTCGCCAAAAGGCACAAAATGATTTTCTTCACAACAACTAATTGCACCACCTTTAGGTTGGCAACAATAGCAACAATACGGTCCGCTTTCTTTAAGCTCTTTAACAATAAGCTCTTTCAATTCCATCTTATCCATAGATCACACTCCATATAACAACGGCCAAAAGTGCCATAAGCAACCATGCAGCCAAAATAGAAAAATCATCTATGTCTTTGGTGTATGGGCCATCAATTGTGAGGTAAGGCTCATCATGGTACAAGCCTGCTTTTTCGTTTGCGGTTTTTACGAACATGCTAGTTCGCGTATGGTGTTTGATTGTCATTTTCAATGTCCTTAGTTAAGTGTGTTAGTAAGCTATCAATTGCCAAGCTTGTATGCTTTTGTGAATATAGTTCTATCTCGCGAACTATAAAGTTACAACCAGCCTCAAAGCCTTTGATGTATTCACGCATGTTTTCATCAATGTTCATGTTCAATCCTTAAATAGCGTTTTGCTTTATCTGTAAGAACACATTGCTTAATGCGGTTGTCATCATGAATAAGTGTTTTTACAAACCCGTAATCCCTTAGCCACTTTAAGCAATTGTGCACCGTAGAGATGGAGCCTACACCTTCCAACTCTGCTTTATACACAACGGTCATAATTGGCAATGGCTTGTCAACGTTCATCAAGTCCATCACAAGCTCAGCCTGCAAAGGCATTGCTAATTGATGACGTTTTTTGTGCCAATAAAGTGGATTCATGAAACTTCCTCGATGGTGATGGTGTACCGCTTTCCATAGGAATCGGTAATGTTAAGTGTTTTCTTGGTTGATGCAAATTCGCCGTGTTCGCCTAAGTGATACAAAGGACGACCTACAAAGTCAATGAGCCTGTAGTAATCTTGGTCAAGCGCTTTTAAGTGCTTACTGATTAAATGGCCAATGTAATCGCAATATGCGATGATAGGTTTTTCAGATATCATAGTAGTTGCCCTCATCTACTGTGCGAATGTCATACAAGTAAGTGGATTGGATCTCATGAATGAGCTCATCACTTAGTAATCTGCTAATGTTGGTAGGACCATCAACGTACACAGCGTGAATGTTCACTTCTTCAGGGTAATCAGGCTCATTTTGCATGCCACCTGTATATGAACCAAGTTCCTCGGCCTCATACTCAAGATGCACTGTAAGGTCTACGCCTTCTATTTCTATTTCATAGGCCACCAAGCCTTGGGGACATGGTGGTATGTTTTTGTTTACTTCTGTTTTCACAGTACTAGTTGTCTGTAATACTTGCATTTTCAGTCCTTTGAAGTTAAGAGTTTAGTTGTGCCTGAGCACAGTTGCATTGTACACATATATTTAGTACTTAACACCTTTTTTTAAAATATTTTTTATTTTTGTGTTTACTTTGTCAGATGCATGATATAGTTCCTCTTGTGGTAACACACAAACTAAACTTCTTAACTCTTAAAGGAACGTAAATATGTCACACCAACTCACAACAGTAAATGGCACAACTTCAATTGCCTACCTTGGTGAAACACCTTGGCACAAACTTGGCCAACAAATGGAACCAGGCCAAAGCATCGAAACATGGGCCATCAATGCAGGTATGGACTTCAATATCAATTCGGCATTGGTGCAATACAAATCACATCCAGACAATGTGTATGCATCAGATATAGTGACCGGTAAAAAAGTCCTGTATCGCTCAGACAATGGCAAAAGCTTAGCGGTAGTTTCTGACACATACAAAGTAGTACAACCAAAAGAAGTACTAGAGTTCTATCGTGACCTTACCGAAAAAGCTGGCTTCCAACTGGAAACCGCCGGCGTACTTCGTGAAGGCCGTAAGTACTGGGCACTGGCTAGCATGGGCCAAGAGGCCAAAGTACTAGATGACTCGCTCAAAGGCTACCTCTTACTTGGCACGGCCTGTGATGGCACAATGGCAACAACTGCCATGTTCACCTCAGTCCGCGTGGTATGTGCCAACACACTCGGCTTTGCAATGCAGGAAGCCGCATCAGGTAAAGGCAAGAACGTGATCCGTGTGAACCACAGGTCAGAGTTTGATGAGGCATCGGTCAAGGCACAACTTGGCATAGCAGCCACCAGTTGGAACAGCTTCATGACTTCAGTCGATGTCTGGTGTGGCACATCGGTTGATGATGTGTCGGCCAAGCAGTACTTTGATGAGGTTGCTTCCTATACGACCACTGAAGGTGATGTGGTTATAAGCAAGAAGACCACCGAGACATTGATGAACCTATTCCAAGGTGGTGGTATGGGCAGCCAACTGACTACAGCCAAAGGCACTGTATGGGGCCTGATCAATGCAGTCACTGAGTATGTGGATCATCACAAGGGTCGTACAGCTGATGGCCGTATGGACCGTGCCTGGTTTGGTGATGGCCAAGCCATTAAATCTTTGGCGGTTAACAAGGCGAATGAATTAGCTTTGGTATGATAAAAAAAGCCCCTAGGTGATGAGCCTAGGGGCTTTGAAGACAACTAATCTAAAGGAAATTGAACATGGACAACATGCTCAGGTACATTATACGAGGTTGTTTTGTAAGCGGCATATGGTTAGGGGCAAGACTATGAGTTTTGCGGCACATACCGTACAGCCTGCCGATCTATACAAACAAGACCTCGAAAAGAGACAATTCACCGACCAAGATATTCAGCTGCTAAAGCTTGAATTGCTGGACCCCGACCAAACTCAGGCTTTAATCGGCCATACACGAGACTGGTCAATCAAAATCCCCTACTTTGATCTACATGGCCAGGAAACTGGCTTCACTCGTATTCGGCTGTTAATGCCGAAGACCAAGATGAAGTACAGCCAAAAGCGTAGTAGCGGTGCCCACATCTACTTTCCACCCACGATCAATTGGCAAACTTACATCAAAGATGTGAAGATTCCTCTGATCATCACAGAGGGTGAGTTCAAGAGCTGGGCCATTGTGAAGGCGGTTGCAAAGGAAGGCTTGACACATGCTGTGATTGGCTTGGCCGGTGTGACCAGCTGGGGCAATAAGAACAATGACACGCCGTTGCACAAAGACCTCATGGAGATCATGTGGAAAAAGAGCAGTGGGCTAAATGTAATGAATCGACAGGTCTATATTCTATTTGACTATGACGGCAAAGAAGAGAACGGTGAGCCCAATGAGCAGGTTGCTATTGCTGAAGCTCAGCTTGCCAAGACATTACGGGGCTTAGGCGCTGATGTATTCCTATGCCGTGTAGGTAAGTATGCCAACTCACAAGGCGACAAGTACGCCATTGATGATCACCTGAACAGTGGCAAGCCTTTGCTGGATGTGCTGATGAACTCCGAGCAGTTGAGCATTGCCGGTGTCAGTGATCTAAAGACTGCCTTGTATGAGTTCCGTACTCAGTATGCGTTCTTTAATGGTGATGTGCTTAGGTTGCACGATGGCCATGGGTTTTCCTATGCAAAGGCCAAGATCGATGCCGGCCATTTGCGGCATTCCTTTACCAATGCGCAAGGCCAGATGAAGCATGTTGACCTGCTGGATGAGTACAAGGCATGGCCAAAGAAGCTTAATCTAAAGGCCATCGATGTCTATCCAGAGTACCAAGGCTACACAATTACGCCTGACGGCTCATACAATCTTCTTAAAGACTGGAAGTATGCGCCTATTGACGGTGATGTGCAGCCGTACTTGGACTTTTGTCAGTATTTTTTCAGGGACCTGCCTGAGTTCGAGGCCTTTTTTCATAATTGGGTGGCACAAATCATTCAACAGCCTTGGAAAAAGAACTTCACATCGATCATCTTTGCATCTAGCCTTGAAGGCGTGGGCAAGTCAGCACTGGCTGAGTACATCGCCAACATGATGGGTGTAGGCTTTAACTGCCCTGCTGGCATCTGTGGCCCTGATGAGATCTTCCGTGAAAAGAATGATGTGCTGAGCGGTAAGCTGTTGGTGGTGGTCAATGAGCCAAGCAGTGACCGTGATGACCACCAAAAGACGCTAAAGCACTTGGTGACCAGTGAGTTCATCAACATCGATAAGAAGTACGGCCTGAAATACACCACCCGGAACTACATCAACCTGATCATGACCACCAATGCTGCATATGTGACCAAGATGAGCAAGAATAGCCGCAGGGATGCCGTCTATATGCCAAAGACACTAACCCGCGAGGAAGGTGCCATGCGGTTTAGGCAGTTGGAAGCGTGGACTAAGTTTGAGATGGGGTATTCTAAAGTATTAAATTGGTACATGTGCCGGGATCTTGGCGATTACAGTGCCACGGCACCAGCACCAACATCTACACACAAAGAGGAAGCCGTGAAGATGAGCCAAACCAGCATTGAGGACTTTGCTGATGAGCTGTATGCTCTGATCAATGAGGAGCTTGGTGGTGTGGCAGCATTCAGACCATCGCAAATTGAGACACTTGCCGAGACTCTGACCGGTCTAAAGAACGTAAAAGCCAAAGCTTTGGTCTATGCTTTTATGAAGTTAGGTGAAGTTGATATGAACGGAACTACCAGAATAGATGGTGTCACGACCCGGTTTCATGTCTATACGACCAAAGAAGGTAGATACAAAAAGAAAGAGCTGAAGCTCGTAGAAATTGTATCTTCGACAAAAGCTATGGTCAACAAGCACATCAGCCTCGGCTAGATACAGGATCATGTATCCAGATACAATTTTTTCGAAGGGTTTTGTATCCATGTTTTTGACAGCACTGTTACATCTGCTAATACCAGATACAAAGATACATATACCTTATTTAGAAATAATATGTATATATGTATCGTATAAAAGAGTCTGCAGAACTTTGTATCCAATTTTGTATCCAAACCGTTTTGCATCGGTTTTGTACAATCCAGTTGTTGATGGCACGAAAAGGGTTAGCGCCTTCTGTACTTTTACTAATTCGTGTTGTGCGGGTACAGTGCACTGCTTTATGTGAACGTGCTGTCAACACCACTTTTGTTATACAATCCCGCACATGACTGACGAACAAGCATCTGACGACAAAAAGCGCCCTGTTGGGCGTCCATCCAAGTACAGGCCTGAGTACTGCAAACAGGTGATTGAGTGGGGCAAACAGGGCTATAGCCGTGAGCACATAGCATGTGAGCTTGATGTGTCATGGAACACACTCCTAAGTTGGATGGAAGCGCACGAAGATTTTCTTGAGGCCTTGGAAACTGCGAAAATGCACGAAATGGTCTTCTTTGAACGGCTTGGTTCCCAGTACATTGTAGAACGGCCTCAGGGGGATCGTTTGAACACAGCCATATGGGGCCGTTCTCTTGCGGCCAGATTCCCTCAGAAGTACCGCGAAAACACGAAGGTCGAAGTAACTGGTAAGAACGACGGAGCAATCCAAGTTGATGTAGTTCATGACTTTGCACAAGAGCTCATGAACGACTTGTTGGCAACAAGGCAAGCCGGTGATAAGCCAGACAATAGCTGAACAGTTTGCCGAGCGCATTAAAGCTGGGCCAAACTTAAACCATGCATCGAAGGAATGGCAAGCGGCCATCAAAGCACGCCTGAAGTGGCTACAAAAAGCAAATGACCATCAGATCACGCCAAAGGGCGACTGGTGGAACATTTGGCTCTTGCTTGCTGGTCGTGGCGCTGGCAAGACACGCTGTGCTGCTGAGTGGGCGTGGTGGGAAGCATGGACTAAGCCAAAGACACGCTGGCTAGTCAGTGCGCCAACTTCCGGTGATGTCCGTGATGTGTGCTTTGAGGGTGATTCCGGGTTGGTGAATGTCATACCACAAGAGATCATCGAAGCTTACAACAAGAGCCAGCACGAAATCACATTGACAAATGGCTCAATCCTCAAGGGCATTGCAGCATCTGAGCCTGACCGCTTTCGTGGTCCACAGTTTCATGGCGGTTGGCTTGATGAGCTGGCTGCATGGGACTACCTTGATGAAGCTTGGGACATGATCCAATTCGGTATGCGTCTTGGCAATCAGCCTCGGTTGATCTGTACCACGACACCGAAGCCAAAGCCGTTGATCGTCGATCTGACCAACCGTGACGGTGAGGACGTGATCTATACATCGGCATCGACGTATGACAACATCAAGAACTTGGCGCCTAGTTTCCAGAACCAGATCATGCAGTATGAGGGTACGAAGCTAGGACGCCAGGAGATCTATGCTGAGATCATTGACCCTGAAGAGTCAGGCATCGTTAAACGTGCTTGGTTCAAGCTCTGGCCGAATGACAAGCCATTGCCACGCTTTCAGTACGTTGTGCAATCGTATGACTGTGCCACGTCCGATAAGACCAAGAACGATCCGACCGCGTGCACTGTGTGGGGTGTGTTCAAGCCAAGTGACGACAAGCCAATGTCGGTGATGCTGATCGACTGCTGGGAGGAGTACATGCAATACCCAGACCTACGGCCTAAAGTGGTCGAGGAAGCCGATGCGATCTATGGCGATGAGAACGAGTGGGGTCATGGCAAGAAGGTCGACATGATCGTGATTGAGGACAAGTCGGCAGGCATCAGCTTACTGCAGGACTTACAAAGAGCTGGCTTGCCAGTGCGGAGCTACAACCCCGGCAATGCTGACAAGATGATGCGGTTGAACATCGTATCGCCCATCATTCAACGCGGACGAATCTACATACCTGAGTCAATGACAAATCCCGGCATGGCAAGAGACTGGGCTGAACCGCTGATCACACAGTTGTGTTCGTTCCCTGAAGTGCGACATGACGACCTTGTCGACTCGACAACACAAGCTTTGCGAATAATGCGTGATATTGGGCTCATCAGTATCGATCCAGTGTATGATGCGAACGACTCGTACGACGAGGATCGACCTAAGAGGGTGAACCCATATGCCATTTGATGACTTAGCACAAATGCGGGCCGAGATGCTCATGCGTCAAGACTCGAATGTCTATGACGATGGCGCAAGTCAGCTAGGCATGAGCCCTTACATGCAACAAGTTGGGTTGTTTGGCAAAGGTAAGCCAAAGCCAATTGCACCACCAATCGACATACAACGACGTTCTATACTTGGCTTACAACCGCAAGCACCGGCACCTGCAAACTTGCCGGCCGTGAGATCGTCCGATGTGCCTGTACCAAATGCAGTGCCTGTGCCACAAGCACCTGCTCAACCGGCACCTCCAACAACGCCTCTTGCACCATTAGGTCAGATGGCGAACAAAGCATTGAACACACCGATATCGAGACGTGAAGTGCTAAAGAAGACAGGCCAAGTTGCATTGAACCAAATGCTACCTACGCCTAAAGTTGCTGATGTTGTACCTGAAATAGTGTCGCCATTAGCACAAGCTGCTGAAAATGCGTTTACAAAGAATGGCAACATTGATTTCCATCTTGGTGACTTTATGCATCATGCATTTAGCGATGCGTATGGGCAAGAGCCGCAAGCTGTTGCACAAAGTGCATGGCTGTTATCTCGTAACTATTTAAAAGATCGAATATCAAAAGAAAAGCTTGACCAAATGGACACCTTGGCTAATACGCCAAATGGAGAATATGAGAAATATTCTTCAGATGACATATCGAGTAAAGATGCGCATGAGCTATACATTCATATGCAGCATCAATTGACAAGAAACTTAAAGCCACATGAAATGGTTGATGTGCTAAGCAACTTGCATCAGCATGACTATGATGAAGACGAGCTGTATAACAACATGGCGGAGTTTTATCAATACGATCCTCGATCATATGAGCCAAAGTTTGCCGAGCTAGGCTTAAAGCCTAAGCAAGCTGATCGATCATTTGAATTTCAGAGCTTAGTAAAGCCTGAAGAGTTTAAGGAATATCTTGAACAATCATGGCAGCAAGCGCAAAAAGAAAAGAAAGCTGCTAAGAAAGAAGGCGAATAACACATGGCCGCAATCTACGATGCTTTAGGCAATGTCATTGGCGACGATGGTCAACCATCGATCGACCAAATGCAATATGAGTTGGCTAGGAACGGTAAGCCTAGCCCATTGGACACTGCAGTTAATGCAATTAAGAACGTAGCTATCAACAACAATCCTTTAATGCTTAGAAAGCAAGGGATTGATTTAGCAGGCGACGTACCTCGAGTCGTGGCAAGTGGCGTAGCGCCTTACATTGCAGGCATTACGCAACCTGTAGTTGGCGCATACCAGTATGCATCTAAGATGCCAGGCGTGTTGTATCGTGAGAATGTGCTTGGTGATCCGCAATCAATGCAAGAAGCTGCCACAATTCGTGAAGGGCTTCCTCAGTTTGCACCGCCTGGGGCACGATATAACCCAGCGCCAATGAACCAACGTATCGAAGCCATTGGCCAAGCTGTTGCACCACAAACGCCACAAGGTCAAGCAGTGCTTGAAAGCGCAACTCAAGTATTTGAGCCGCTTAAATTGCCAATGATAGGGCCAGGTTCAGGCTTACCAGGTACTTCACGTATATCACCAAGACCATTGCTTACGCCGGATGATGTGCGCGTACTTGGTGCTGAAGCAACGCGTGTTGGAAAGCAAGTTGTCGACATACCGACCGACTTTGCAAATGCGCAATCAGGCTTTCAACGTATCGACCCAGTGACTGGCCAACCTGTGATGGGTGCACGGATACAAAGTGGCGTGGATCGTCTTGGCGATATCATGGAGCAAAGAAAGATGCAAGGACTGACGCCGATTCCGGGTCTACCTGCTGTATTTCAGCCTGAGACTTCGATGTATGCTGTTCGTAAGTCAGGTTCAAAGCTTACCACACCTACACTGCCTGAGACGGCGAAAGAGTATGTGCCTGATGTCGATCCTGTAGGCCAAATGCTTAGAGAGATTAACATTGATCCAAATGTGTCAAAGCCGACGTCAACGATGCTTGATGATATCGTAAATGAACAAATTAAGAAATCGGACAGTTCAAATACGGCGATGTCGGCATTCCGGTATTTCCAAGAAGACAAAGCTCTTGAGATGTTCCCTGATGCGCCAAGTGGTAGCGATGCATTGATGGCGCTTAAAGTATCGCTTTACGATGACAATGCTCGAACTGCTAAGATCAATGAGCTATATGACCAGTTCATTCAAACGCCAGAAGGCCAAGAGTACTTACCAAATGCAGCGCCTACAAGTGAGTTGGCTGAACGGCATGAAGCTGCGGTTGAAGGGCTTAAGAACATGTGGGGCAAGTACCTCATTAAGAATCTAGGTACCGAAGGCAACCCATTGGTGAAGATGGCTGCACAAGAAGGGCTTACATACTTACCTGATGAAGACATCATTGAACGAGCACGTAGCGAGAAGAGTACAGCTCGGTCTTTTAGACGAAATGCCGGTATGCCGATTGAAGGCTCATTTGCAACGGATATTGCAGCGCTACAACAAGAAATAGAAACACTTAATCTTCCAATTAAGAATGCCGCAAATGCTGCGCAATCTTTGCTTGAACAAAGAAACGTTGCTAAAACATTTGCCGAGCAAGATCCTGCAATGATAGCAAACTTTAAAGAGCTTGATGCTTTGCATAAAGAAGCTAAGAAGAATGCAAGCAATCTTACAAGACAAAGAGCTGAAATACAGAAGAAGCTGGACAAACTAACTCTTGCCGATGCATATGAGACGATTGAAGATTCGGCAGTGGCACCGATCGATGCATCAACAATGTTAAGCTCAAAGTTGCCGTATGCCGTACAACAGTTCTATCCTGAGCTTAAAGAATCGGCTAAGCGCGGTGAGATGGCGTACATGGCTTATCCAAGCCCTATGAAAGAAACAGGCATTATAGATGCCGCTAAACAGTTCTATGATGATGTGCTTGCAAACAGGATACCAAAAGAGAAAGCACCTACATACCCTGTTGATCGATATATACATGGGATTGCCAAAGAACGTGTACAAAACATTCAGAAATATCGAACTGATGTGTTTAACGATATCAAGTCAACGGCTAGTGCAATCCCTGAGAATAAGCAATTTAGTGGCAATGTCGGTGTAATTGAGCTTACACAAGACACGCCGGAATTTGTTGCAAATAAAGAAGCAGCACTTTCAACTGAAGCGTTGGACATTTGTATTGGTGAAGGCGGTGGAGGTGCAGGCACTAGAAACTTCTTTTCTAAGAAGAAAGATCCTCGTTGGACGCCTATTGTTGATATTTTGACAGGCAAGCCAAACCCTAATGCTTCAAGCCATACAACTAGTTATGTTCAAGACATTTATCGTGGCGGCGAATTGCCGATGTTCCGCGACTTAGAGACCGGCATGCCAATTGCGGCATTGCAGTTTATGAAATCATCAAGTGTTGGCGACAATGGTCAATCTAAGTTTAATATTGGTTATGCTTCAGGCGCACAAAACGGGTTTATTGAGCCTAAGTATATTGACGGAATACGTGACTATTTGAATACAAGAGCTGATGACATAGCAGGCATTGGCGAAAATCTTGAGAAGAATGCCGGTATTTATGACACTAGAAATAAGTCTAGCTTAAACAAATCAAGGTCATCCGCTCAAGTTTCTGCTGATCAGATGAAGACCGTGGATTGGGACTCAATGCCGCGGTTTATGACAGCGAAAGATATTAAACAAGCTGTTCAAGGTGCTGTTACACAACAGTTGTCATTTAACTCTGCTGATGTTGCAGAACTTAAAGCCACGTTAGTCGACAATATTGAATTTGTAGTTAATGAGGCTATGCGCAATTCAAATGTCTATAACTCTGATGCGATTGAAAGAAGATTAGAGACGACTTTTGCCGAAATGCAATCTCGGTTTTTTCCTACGTTTTTTGACAGTCCTGTTACTTCAATGAATGAAGCACTTGATTTTCTTAGAGCACAGATTCGTAGAAACACCAGTCATGGTTCAGAACAAGCGTTAGAAATTGCTACAGCGCTTGAAAGCTATGCATCCGAGCTTGAAACAGCTCGTGATGACATGATAAGCCAACAACAAAGATCTCAACAGCCTGCATCACAAGCACTTGCACCTCAAGCGCAAATGCAACAAGCAGAGCAGTTGCTTCAACAAATTGAGCGACCATTACGAAGCGCCAATGATGGAATTGTGAATGATGCATTGCAAGAGTATGCAAGAAGCTTACAACGGTATGCTTCAAATCAGTTGCAAAATGGCATGGACCCTATCACGGTTGCAAATGGTATGCGTGACACAATCAATACGCTAAGAAACATAGTGTTAACGCAGCCTACGGATCCTACGCGTAACTTTATGACTGACCAACTAGGTGAATACGTAAGTGCGTTAAGACTAGCGATTGATGGCATAGGCCAATGGATAGAAGGACAGCAACAACAAGCGTCTATGCAACCACAAGCTGCAAACTTGCCAGCCGAAGTACAGCAAAATATTGATAACCGAAATCGTCAAATTACAAGTGCATATCAAAGACCTCTTGAACCAGACTCGGCATTTAGCAATACAAATGATGCGCTAAGTGAGTTCATCGACTTATTAGATGGCATGGCAACGAACTTGTACGGTAATGGGTTAAGTTTCGCTGAGATTGCTGAGCACTTACAAGGGCGTATTAGATCTGAGATTATGGTGCTTAGCGATCCTAATCGTGTTGCTAATCGTGGGCTTAATGGTGCTGAAGCCAGAGTGCTTCGTGATCGCTTAAATAGTGCGTATGGCAACTTAGCTACAGTGCACGACCAGTTAATGACACAGCCTGAGCCTACAGTGCAAGCACAGCAAGCACCTGCTCAACAATTAACACGTCAACAGCAAGCAGCAAGAGATAGAGCACCTACTATTGCAAATATGATTATTGAGAATGAAGGACTTGAAACGCCTGAAGACATATTTGCAATTGCAAGAAGAATAGGTGGGCAATTTACGAGCTTAGGACGTAATCAAACTGGCAATACTAGACGAGCTGCTGTGGCTGGAATACTTAATGTAGGCGATTCAATAGGCGACTTTGTAGTAAGACCAAGCGACTTACAATCAATGACTCTTAGAGAAGTAGGTCGTATTTTGTTTGATCGCGCTAATGTGTTAGAGCAACAAAATAGAAGTAATCAAAGAACAAGAGAGCTAATTAACGATTCAATCCAGTCAGCATTTACGCCTAACACAGGTAGTCAAGCTGTTGATGCCTATTTATCGCAATATCGCGACACATTGACTGAACAATTAGCATCACCAGGGTATGAAGTACTTTCTCCTACTGATGTCATAACAAGGTTGCGTGAAGAAATACAAGGGCATCATGATTTGTTAGTTCATTTAGCTCATCAACCAGATGGAGAACAAACAACAGGTCTTACGCATAACGAGAACATAATGGCTCGTAATCGTCTTACATCAGTACTTAGAGGATTAGAGTTTAACGTTACGCCACCTAATCAAGGCATTGGTGACTTTGAGCCTGACAACATGCACGGTGCAAATGAGCCGTACACAATGCAAAGTGCTATTGACATGGCACGTGATTTGTTTGAGCAAGAGCGAACGGATGCCAATAACTTTGACATACCAAGCATAGAGCAGTCGATATATGCACTTCGTGAAGGCTTGTTTGATGATGAGCGAATCCGTAGATTGTCGCCAAGACAGCAAGCATCATTCTCAGAAGACGTAGCATTCCGTTTACAAAACATGCTTGACGATATACGTGGTCGTCGACCTGATCGAAATCTTGTTGCTGAACCAGGGCGTGCTAGTGAAGCACTTGATAATGCATTAGCAAATATCGAAAATGATTATGGCGGTGCTGTTGCAGCAGATGCTCTAAGGGTTAGACAAGACATTTCAGAGCATGTTAATCCTGGTGATGAGCTTAGTGAATATGTATATCAGCTGCGTCGAAATAGACCTGGCATGAGTGAAGATCTTCGTCAAGCATTGGACCACCTTGCCGAAGAGCTTGAGTCTGTAGGACTTGAAGCACCGCGACAACGACAAGTTCAACCGGTTCTGCCTGCACCAGCCACTGCACCGTATGCGCCTATACCGGCAATCATTCATGGAATGTCTGATCAAGCGATAACGGCAGACATGACGCCTGAAGAAATAAATCGTGTTCAAAGTATGTTCGAATCGATTACTGATGTGAATTCGCCTGAAGAGCTTCAAAACATTGTAAGTCTTGCACGATCATATGCAATGGGCGGTTGGGATGACTTTTCAGATGTACAACGTGAATGGCTAGCACGTAACATTGAAGAATATATTGGCGACAACCCACCGCCAAATACACCACCGCCTGAAGAGCCACCACAACGTCGTGGCCCTTTTAGACCAGGTGGTGCATCAGCAGTTCGTGGTGTGCCGCTAGGCAACTTAAACATTCAACCATCAATTACAGCTGAGGCATTTAAAGGTCCTGATCGTCAACCTGTAAGCAACTTCTTACAACAAGTTAAGAGCATGCCAGGTGTTACGCAAGAAGGTCTAAAGACAGGCTTAATGGCATTTGAGAACATGGATCCTAGCCGCCAAATGACAAAGGCTGAGTTTGCACGTGAGTTGTTGCCGTCAAGCTATGACATAGTGGACTTGGCAAATAGCGCTAATCGAAATGAGCATGATTTAGAGTATCTTGATGATCATTTAGATGATGACGATGTACTTGATCAATTTAAAGAAGCGCATAACATTCCTGCAAATCTTCGTGATGACATAACAACGTATACGGAATATGACGAATTTTCTGGTGCACTTCAAAAGTATCTTGCAAAAAAGGGCATACGAAATGAAGAAGAGTTTAATGATGCAATTGCAGCAGTTAGAAAAGAAATGGTTGACGAGCAATATGAAGTCTATTTAGCTGAAAATTACCCCGGAGAAGACGTTACAGGCGACCCATATCAGTATCGAACAACACAACGTTTAGCACTTGATAGCGCAGGTGATGAGTACAGTGAGTTTGGTGTTACGCACCCTGACCAGGCAGAAAGATATACACATTACCCTCAAGCGCCTGAAGGTGTGATCGGTCATGTCAGAGGCACGTACAATCCTGATGGGCTTGAAGTAAAGACTACAGATGCTGATATATTCACAACAAAGTCTAATAGCTATGTTATTGAAGAAATTCAGTCAGACGCACAAAAGAATTCTCAGCAAGTTGCGCATTTGCATCAGGTTCACGGTGTGTTGTTTAAGGCTTCAATTCAAAAAGCACTTGAATTAGGTGCTGATACAGTGTATTTGCCAACAGCAAAAGTGATTGCCAGTGAAAGACCTAGTGTAGAAGGTTGGGAAGCCAGACCAGATGATCGAGGCTTAACTATGCAAGTGCCAATACGTAAAGACACAACAAGCAAGTTTAAGCCAATTTATGACCAAGCAATCGTTAAAGAAGGCTTAAAGCCTTTGCTTAAAATACCAGGTGTCACATCTAAGCTTGTAAGCGACGGTGACTATCATGAGATTAGTTTTACTCCAGAAGCTAAGGAACACATCCTTAACGGGCCAGGTCAAACGATCCCAGGTTACAAAAAAGGTGGTAGAGTCCATCAGTTTCCCAGCGTCGAGCAAATGAAGAATGAACTTATGATGCGGAGAGCATAATTATGGCAACAGAGATGCCGATTCCACAAGAATTTAATCGTTTTGTCGGTCCTCAAGCAGAGGACGAAGAAGAGAAAGACGATCCTTCAATCTTCGAGATGTTCGATGAAGACAACGATGTTGAGATGCAGCCTGATGGTGGTGCAATCATCAAGATGTCTGAGGACAAGTTTAAAGGGCCAGAAGACGATCCGGACTTCTATGAGAACTTGGCCGACGTTCTTGACACATCGACTTTGTCAAGTATGGCACTTAAATACATTGACCTTGTCGAGAAGGACAAAGAGGCTCGTGAGGAGCGCGACAAGCAGTATGAGGAAGGGCTACGTCGTACAGGTCTAGGTCATGATGCACCCGGTGGTGCACAGTTCATGGGAGCATCGAAAGTGGTGCACCCAGTGATGGCTGAGGCATGTGTTGACTTCTCAGCACGTGCCATTAAGGAACTATTCCCACCTGATGGACCAGTCCGCACCAAGATCGTAGGCGAGGTGACTGAAGAGAAGACCGAGCGTGCTGAGCGTAAGCGGGACTTCATGAACTGGCAGCTGACCGAGCAGATTGAGGAATATCGTGATGAGCTTGAACAGCTGCTTACACAGCAGCCATTAGGTGGTTCACAGTACCTCAAGATCTGGTATGACGACCAGAAGCGTAGGCCTTGTGTTGAGTTCACGCCTATTGACAATATCTATCTGCCGTTTGCAGCGGCCAATTTCTATACGGCTAGCCGTGTGACTGAGGTCAATGACATCACGCAAGAAGAGTTTGAGCTTCGGATTGACCGTGGCTTGTACCGAGATATAGAGATCTATCGGCCTAGTGAAGAACCGGAGCAAACCAAGCCGCAGAAGGCAAATGACAAGATCGAGGGTAAAAAGAGCTCTGGGACTAACATCGATGGCATCCGTCGTGTGTATCACATCTATGTCTGGTTGGAGCTAGAAGACGATAGCTTCTCCAAAGGCGATCGTGCACCTTACATCTTGATGGTCGACGAAACGCTGACGGAGGTTGTAGGTTTGTATCGCAACTGGGAGTTTGGCGATGAGACCATGGACAAACTTGACTGGCTGGTTGAATTCAAATTCATACCTTGGCGAGGTGCTTATGCAATTGGTCTACCTCATCTTATTGGTGGTCTTAGTGCCGCTCTTACCGGCTCTCTTCGTGCACTTCTTGATTCTGCTCATATAGCCACTGCGCCTACGATGCTGAAGCTGAAAGGCGCCAAGATCTCTGGGCAGAGTCTGACCATCGAGCCTACACAAGTGACCGAGATCGAAGGTGCTCCGGGTGTTGACGATGTTCGTAAGATTGCAATGCCGGTGCCATTTAACCAGCCATCACCTGTTCTGTTCTCGCTGCTAGGTTGGTTGACCGATGCAGCCAAGGGCGTAGTGACTACGTCTGAGGAGAAGATTGCCGATGCCAACAGCAATATGCCGGTTGGCACTACACAGGCTCTGATTGAGCAAGGTGCTGCGGTATTCAGTGCTGTGCATGCTAGGTTACATGGCAGTCAGGCACGAGTCTTAAAGATACTTGGTCGTTTAAACCGCTGGTACTTTGATGAGCAGCGCAAAGACGATCTGGTTGAGGACTTAGGCGTTACGAAGGAAGACTTTAAGAAGAATTCCGACATTGTGCCGGTGTCTGACCCACATATCTTTGCTGAAACACAGCGGTATGCGCAGATACAGACACTAGCAGCCAGAGCCACGGCAAACCCTGATCTGTACAACAGATTGGCGGTTGAGCGTAGGATCCTGAAGCAGATCAAGTTGCCTGACATTAACGAGGTGTTGCCTGATCCAGCTGACGTGAAAGAGATGAACCCTGCATTAGAAAATGTGGCAATGACATTGAATCGTGCGGTCGGAGCATTCCCCAAGCAAGATCATTTAGCACATATTCAAGTGCATCTGGACTATATGCAAGATCCGATGTACGGTGCAAATCCGATCATGGCCCCTATGTTCATACCTCATTGCTTAGAACACATCAAGCAGCACCTTACGTTGTGGTATCTGAATCAAGTCGATGCTTATGCAAGCACTGCACTTGGCAGACCGTTCAATGTGTTGAAAGAGCAAGAACTGCCATTTGAGGCTGATAAGCTGTTGGCAGCCGTTGTTCAGCATGTGCATCAGGATACTGGCACAACATTCCAGCAAATACCGCCTATCATTCAGAAGGCGATTGCGGCAATGCAGCAACTCAAAGGCCAACAGCCGCTTGATCCTGCAACACAGGCATTGGTACAGACCAGCATGGCAGAGACACAGCGTAGAGCTGCTAAAGATCAGGCTGAGATGCAGGTTAAAGCCGCTGAATTGCAACAAGATAACCAGCATTTCATGCTTAAGACACAGTCTCATATGGCTGAGAACACAGAGAACAATCTGGTTCAGGAAAGAATCAAGTCGGCAGAGCTTACCCGTGACGCTGCTGATTTGCAACACGAGCAGCTAAAGACTGCAATCACGGCTCAAAATGCTATCCAGCAAACCTTAGGAGAACAGCAAAATGACGGAAGCTATTAACGCCCATAAGAAAATGGCAATGGGCATTACCGAAGGTAATGTCATGAAAAAAGGTGGCAAGGTTCACAAGTATGCTGCAGGTGGTGCAGTTGCTGAATCTAAAGCCGCAAAACTTCCTGCAATGGGTGACAAACGGAATTCCGGTGTCAACTTCAATGCAGGCAAGGCAAAAATTGCAACGATGAAAAAAGGTGGTCCTGCTAAAGGCGGTCTGACTATCGCAGTTGCTATCCCCGTGAAGAGAACGGCTGGCCGGAGTCGTTAATGGCTCTGCTAGCTGATCTCATTGGTCAGATTAACAGCAAGAAGCACGAGATACAAGTATCTTTGGCAGAAGGCAACGCGATGACTTGGGAAAGTTATCAACGGTTAGTCGGCCAGCACCTAGGCTTGGAAGAAGCCTTGATTATTATCAACAACCTTTTAGAAGAGGAAAAACGAGATGTCGCATGATATCGAGCAGACGCTTGAAGAAGCGTTTCCAGCCGTAGACCCACTCATGGCACCATATGGGGCCAGAATCCTTGTGCAGCTTAGGGCTGTAAAGGACAAAGTGACTTCTTCAGGTATTTACATACCAGAAGAGACAAAAGAGACTGAGAAATGGAACACGATGATTGGAAAAGTCATCGCAATTGGTCCGCTTGCCTTTAAGAAGCGAGACACCATGGAGCCATGGCCAGAAGGCTCATGGTGCCAGATCGGAGACTATGTCCGAGTTCCTAAATGGGGCGGAGATCGTTGGGAGATTGACTTTACTGATGAAAAGGGTGCAAACGGTAAGAGTTTGTTCACTTTTTTCAATGATCATGAGATTATTGGCAAAGTTACCGGCGATCCTCGTGCAATTAAGGCATTTGTTTAAGTTTTGAAAGGAAACTGATATGACGCCTACAGATAAGATGGAGATGCAGATCGACGAGGCACAAGACGGCTCTGCAGTGGTAAGTTTACCTGCTGACGAGGAAAATCCTCAGGCAGAACCTTTACAAGGTGCAAAAAATGATGACAATGATACAGAAGATCAAGACGATGATCATGGCGAAGGTGCAAACACTGACGACCCTGAGCGCGAAGCTATACGCGAAGCTCGTAGGGAAGAAAGAAGGTTAAAGAAGCAACTTCATCGCGAGAAGGCTCGTGAATCAAATCATTTGATCTCGGCCTTAAAGAAGCAAAACTCTGAGCTTGCTAACCGTGTTGCCTCATTGGAGTCTAGGACTTCCGGTGCAGAGTTGGCACGATTGGATAAGGCTATTGACGATGCTGCTACCCGTGTTGAGTATGCCAAGATGAAGATGCAGGAAGCTGTAAACAATCGTCAAGGCGAGGCTCTAACACAGGCACAAGAACTTTGGTATGAGAATCAGCGGCAGTTAGAGTCCTTGAAGTCAATGAAGGACAATGCTAGCAAGCAGATTTCTCAGCCTAAACAGAACATTTCAACTCCGGATATTGCCGTCCAGCGGAACGCATCTGAATGGATGAGCCGCAACAGCTGGTACGATCCTCAGATGAAAGATCCGGATTCAAAGATTGCCCAAGCTTTGGATAAGACTTTGTCTGAAGAAGGGTTTGATCCGTCATCGCCTGACTACTGGGAAGAGTTAGACGATAGGCTTCAAAAATATTTACCACACCGTTACAATGCGAGGTATAGTACGAACACGCAAAATTCAAGACCGAGGTCTGTTGTGACAAGTTCAGGACGCGAATCTTCAGGCAATTCAAAGCCTAATGAGTACAGGTTAACACCTGATCGCGTTGCTGCCATTAAAGAAGCTGGAATGTGGGAGAACGTCGAGCTTCGAAACAAAATGGCCAAAAAATACGCTGAATATGATGTAGTATTAATTCCTGAAAATGTTAGTAAGGCTATTGAAGCTTTATCTAACGTTAAAAATTATGGATCATATGCTCAAAACTTAAGAGACCCAAAAACTATTGAAAAAGTATTTGGACCTAACACTCCATCCACTAAAGGTAGAATAGCTAAAGAAACTTGGAATAAATTTTCAGAAGCTGAAAAACGTGCTAAAGTGTTAGATATTAAATCTAGAGCCTCACAAGATTTTGCCTCAGTTGAAACTCAACTGCAACCTCAATTCCAAACATGGTCTGAAGAGAATGAAGGCGATTTTATTGATTTTTTAGTATCTCTTCCTGGAGATAAATTACCTATGAATTTTTATGGTAAGTATGGTGCTAATTTCTTTTTAACTAAAACACCTGAAAATCTTAAAAAATATAGTGGTGTAATGTCTAAAGGTGTTCACTATACTGCTGATGAAAATGAATTAACATTTCCTCAAAATTGGAATCCATTCAAATCTAAAGATTATCTTAAAAAAGTACTAAAACTTATAATGGATAACGCAGGACTTGAATATGTTTTTTCTGAACAAGAATCAACAGAACAACCTAAAGAAAAATCAACTAGTGTTACATCCCCTGACAAGCCAGGTCAAATAAATTTTGTTAAAACCTTTACTGATGATGAAGGAATACCTGATGAGGCATTAGCAGCTAAATTTAAAAA